ACCACTTCATCATATTGTGCGAATGCGCCTTCTATCAAGACGTTTTCTTTCTTAGCCATTATCTACCTGCCGGGAGATTTGAGGTTGGAACACGCCTGTCACCAGTTCGAGCAGGGCTACTTATCTGCCTGCCTACAAGGTCAGCTTCCCCTACCGAACCCGGTATTACCGGACGAGTAGTTGTTGGTTGCCCTGTTCCGGGTGCTTGTGGGGTATTACCTGCTGTATTACCCATTTGGAAGTTGCCTGCGTTTGGTAGCTGTGTTGCGCCTTGAGTATCAAGTACCGACTGCGCTATTGCGTCTGCCTCTCCGCCTGTGGCTCCTGAAGCCTCTATGATGCCTTGAAGAAGTGGAATGCGTTGCGCTGCAATGCCTTCGAGAATCCCTGAAATCTGCTCCGACTTAAGGAACCTTTCAGCAAGGAGTTTAGATTGAACTTCGAGGGCGTTAGAAACCCCGCCTTCGCGTAAGGCAGTGTCATGGTCAACGAAACCTTCTCGCCATCTAGTTGCCCAGAGATTGAGAACTCGCTCTCTTTCTTCGGGAGCGGTAGGGTTGAGTTGGACGAAGTTGACATGGTGTCCACGGATGTCTTTGGGTGCAATGCTGGCATCTACTGTTCCTGCTTCCGTTTGTCCCCATACTGTGACTCTGTCTTGAATGACATTTTCTACGATACTCAGAATGATTTCATTCCTGTGTTGCAAGCCACGGTTGGCTGCTGACACGAACGCTGCGAAATTGAGACGACCAATACCGGACAGTACGGCAGTCTCGTAACCCGAAGATGCGCCCGAAGGACGCTGACCACGAGTTACCGACGGGGCGGTATTCGCCTCAATCGCCTCATCTAACATATTCTTTGCCACGATAATTGTTTGTGGCGGCTCAGGAACTCGTGGTATTTCTATCTCCACGTTTTGAGGAACCACGTTCATGGCTCCCGGAGCGGTGTCGTACTCGTTCAAGGCTTCATCAGCCATTCCCGGTGGACCTTTGAAGTTAGTTACAGGGTGCGTACCAGTAACCACGATGTCGAGATACTGTGAAGCGAGTTGTGATTCAGCACGAATCATCTCGAAGTTACCATCCAGAAGTCCCCAGTACAGGTCTTCAGGTTTGTTACCAATGGTGTCAATGCCTGTTTGCGCCCAGTACATAGTCCACGGTCGAATCTTATAACCATGAGGACGAGGCTTCATAACCCAGCTATTGTTTGCCCTGTAAGCAACTTGCGAGTGAGTCCAAACCTCAATGAAATTGGAGCGACCGGACTTAGAACCTTCCCATCCGGGGAAGTGAGCGTGTATCCACTCGTTATCTATCTCGAAGAAATGAATAATCCAGCGCGGGTCAGCACCGTTGTTAGTGTCCCAAATAACTTGTTGAGGGTTTACTGCTTTGGTAGTGATTGGAAACTCGATTGACCGCTTGTCCATAGCGGCTTCTAAGTCTTTTTTATATTGGCTAAGGTTGTTACCGTCTTCAGGTGGCTCAGGAAAGTCAGCCCACCGTGAGCCAATAAACTCAGTCTTCTCCCACGCAACGCCATAAGAGCCTTGATGGAAGTTGACTACGCGCCGTGTTGGGGTTTCTTGTTCTAGCCTGCTGTTAGAGCCACGAAGGAATTTCTCTATCTTCTCTGCTCTTGCCTGACCTCTTGTTCCGGGTGGGGGAACTGTGATGTCTACAAATGGTGGAGTGATGTGGTCTACAAGAGTTTTGACAACTGAGTGTGCAGTTCCAAGTCTTACCTTCGAGCCGTTTTCAGTGACAGGGAAATCAAACTCACCCTTTACAAACTCATCAACCTTTTTGCATTTAGACCAGAATTTCCCAAACCGTTGGCGACCTTTTGAGAATTGATTATCTATCCACGTATCAGTGATATTGGGTTCGTCTTGAGGGTTGGCTCGTTCTAGTCGAATAGTGTCATCGACGTTTGTACCACTAGCTACCGGGATTACAGGTGTGACCATTATCGAATTGTTCCTGCTTCTAAGGCTTCATCTATTCCATCAAGATAGCCTGCGTGTCTTGCTTCACGAGTCAGCCCAATCAAGCCATGCTTCTTGCGACGTTTTGATATGAAATTAGGACGCAAAGGCTCTATACCCTTTGTTTCCCTTTGCTTGCGTGTCGTCACAGAATACTCTACAGGGTCACAACCATATAAGGCTAGTACCTCCGCGTCTGCCCAATCATCATGTGACCCGGACGATGTTCCAAATACATGCCCACGGTTTGCAGTTTCTTTGTGAGTGGTATCCATTAGTTGTGAACTTAGCTTGTTCCACTCTGCGGGGAAAGTAACTTGTTCGTGTTCGAGGGCAATTCGGTAAGGCAGATACAAGTCGTGGTACTTCGATACTGGCGAGAAGTTAAAGGCAATGACTGGAATTCCTTCAGCCAGCATTTCTGTGTACATGATGTCACGAGCGAATTGACCTCCCAATCCAGTCGAGTCCATGATGATTTGTTTGAGGTTCCAACGTCTTGCTTCACTGCGGATAGTCTCCATTTGAATTGTCCAGTCGGTTTTCAGAAGTTCTGTGACTGAGACTGATTCGCGTGTTTTCCGGTTCTTGACTATGAGTACCGTAGCATCATTGCTTCTTCCGAGGTCTAGCCCTGCAACGTACTCAGCCCCGTTACCAGCAGGTCGCATGAGTTGTGTTCCTATTGCGGCTTTGTCTACCTTGCGGAAGAACGCTCCAGCACCTTCAGGCTGGATAGCCATGTAAAGACGGTTCCAATCGTCTTCCATCATGGTTTCTTTGTCTTCTTTGATTTCTTCTTTTTGGTCTTCAGTCAGGAGCGGATTGTCAAAAGCTGTCCAACTAAACGACTCGCGCCTTCTCGAAGGCGATGCTTTTGCACGTTTGAAATTTCTAGCGAACCAATGAGATGGAGATACTGGCGGTATGCCTTCAATAAGTGCGCGACCCGCTCTTCCGGGGCTTGAGAGGGTGGGTCGGAGTTTGTTCCAGCCAATTTCTGCTATCTCCTGTGCTTCTGTGATATGAAGAAAGTCTAGCCCGACGGACTGTAGGCTTTCAGGGTTATCTGCTGATTTGAGTTCCCAGAAGACTATAGGGCGGGGGCGGGGTTTGCCATCTCTACCACGGAGCCAGCGTCCGTTTCTGTCTTTGAACGTGAGCCACACATGCAGCGCGTCTTCTTTGAAACCACTGCCACGCCCTCCACCCAGTTTATTGTCCCTGTACGGATTTGTTTTAGAGACAAGGTGTTCGGGAATGAATGCCTGCATCTCGTTCCAAACTTGGTACATCTGCGCTTTGGTAGGAGCAACTGTCCAAACGTGAATAGCAGGAACTAGCCTAGCTTCTTCAGCGGTTTGCTTGTTTGGGTCTTTAGGAAACTCGACATATTTGTGGGAAAGGGACTCGATTACCGCAAGGTCTTCTTCGAGTGCCGAACGAGTCTTCCCCCCACGCCGACCAGTTTGATTCCACTTTACTTTAGCTTTTGACTTGTGGAGTTTTAGCTGATGTTCGTGGGGGGTGTAAGGCATTTAGTTAGAATTTTAGTTCAGGGTTTAGTGTTTTTCGCCAAGGACTTCTTTGTTTCCCTGTTGTCCCTGACTTGTGCTTGTTTTTCGATTTTTTTACAGCTTCTTCTATACGTTTGTCTAAAGCGTCCCTGTCCTTTTTAGACATTGGACGGATGCTTCCTTTTTTGTTTGCAGGGGCTTTTCTGGTTATATTTGAAACTTCTCTTTCCACCTTGCCTCTACGAGTACCTCTACCCTTAAGCTTTTCGTACCCCCCGCTCTTAAGAAGGCTGCTCCGCTCAGACGGAATAGATGTCTGCCCTTTTTGGTAACGGGCTATTTCTGACTTGTGGTGTGCGGCAGCGCGAGGTTTTTTGCCTGAAGCGTCAGGTCTTGCTGTCGATGACAGGGTAATATCTTTTTTATTCCTACTGCCACGAGCATTGACTTGCTTTTTCTTAAAGTCTTTTTCTATGCGAAGGGCTTCGGGATTTCTCTTGCGGGGCATAATAATTCCTCCTGATGGAATTACTACACCTTACCACGATGCTTACTGCATTTAGTAGTGTTGGGTGCAGGGGCGTAGAAGCATTTAGGCTCACTGCATTGAGTGAAGATGGACTTCCCGACTATGAAGGTGTCTTGGGATTGTTTATCCATCTAGCTTCTTTGCTTTTTTTCTTCTGATTCGTGGTGCTTTGAAATCCCTGAACAGCACTTTTGCTCTGGGTGGAAGTCCTGCGATAAATGAGTCGCGTTCTTTTCCCTTGAGTTTAGAGCCGCCTTGAAAGTCGAATCTTTTAGCTGACCGTTTTAGTTCTGTCATCTAATCGTCCTCGTCGAAACTGTTTAGCCCAGAGCCATCTGTTGGTTTTTCTGGGGCATCGGATGCATATGTTAGGTCGTCACGGTCTCCGTAAGGCTCAGACATGTCTAGCATGCCATTAGCGGCGACCACTGCACCGTGAAAGCTAGTTGCTTTAGGATTTTCGTCCAAAGAGGCAAAGGAAGTCAACTCTCCCTCTCGCATGTACACAGCTTTTAGTTCTGAGGTTCGGATGTTTTTGACCCACCCTTTTTTCTTAGGGTATTTTCCGGTCTCTCGATAATCACCAAGAGCCAGTTCAAATGACGGGGTCTTCTTGATGAGTGCCTTGATGTCAGCTAAGTCCCAACCCCACTGACCAATCATGTCATCAACAGCTTCTTCACTAGAACCCCAATCCTCAAGCGAAGCATAGATACGTCTCAGTCGCCTAGACCAATCCTTCCAATCAGGAATAGCACGAGTTACCCGTTGTTCAATCTTGTCGTAAGTTTTTCCAGCCATGTCGTAGAACTCCTAGTCACTACGCTTCCTGAAAACATTGTAAGAACAACCAAGAAACCAGTCAAATCTCGCGCGCCCGATGTACTTTTACACACATCCCCGTAGGGAATAGATGTGTGTATAACGGCTTACTTATATATGTATATATATATAACTA